CCCAGGAATAATTTGCCGGTCGCCGACTGTCAGTGGCGCTTGTGGCAAACCGCGCAGTGGCACCACCGGGCCGGCGCCGAACGCGCCGCGCGGTGCGGCGATCGGCGTGCCGACGAAATTGCCGAGCGCCGCACCAAAGATCGGCGCCACGCTCTCGTGTGGCGCCTCGGTCAGCTGCCTTGGCGGTAATGTGTCGAGTTCGCCGGCCGCACGCCGCAAGTATTCCGCCATGGCACCGAGGTCACTGAGCGGCCGCAGCGGATCGAGCACGGGCTGAGCGGCCGCGCGCAGCACGGCGCCGCCAATGTCCGCCAGACTAGAAGCCACGGACGCGGCTCCGGTTGCTGCCGAGCATGGCGAGCGGCACACCGCCGGTCATCTGAAACGCCGGGATCTGCGGCACCTGTCGCGGCCTTGCCAGCTGGGTTGCGCCGCCGCCGAGGAACCGTTGCCAAAAGCTCGGCCCGGTGGCCGGTGTTGCGGCTGGCCGATCGGGGATCAGCTCGCCGGCATAGCCGCGCACGCCAGCGGGCACATATGGCGCAGTCGCGGGCGACGGCGGATTGTAGTTATACCCCATCGGCACCGCCGGCCGGCTCACATCGGCGGCGCCGAAACCATAGGTGCCGGTCGCCGGCTGTGGCGCTGCGTTGGCGAACGGCCACTGATAATTCTGCACCCTGACGTAATCCGGCAGCCAGTTGCCGATGTCAGCGAGCGTAGGGGTGTCATCGGCCATGTTACATCACCGCGGTTGGCGTGCGATGCAGCTCGCAGCGCCACTTGAGCTTGCCGTACATCGGTTTGAGCGTCTCCACCATGCGCAGGCCGGCGACGATGCAGCGTTCCTCGCTCTGATATTGGCCGCCTTCGAACTCGGGCACGCCGAGCGCCCAGAACACCAGCATCCAGATCTGCATGCGCCCCTCAGTGCGTGAGCAGCACGATCAGCGCGGCGCCGATGACGATGCCGATGATGAGGCCGGCGTAAAACTCGAGGTCGAAGCGGAACATCATGCCGCCTGCCACGACCCTGATGGTGGCAGACGCTTGCGCCGCTGTGGCTCGGTCACCGCATAGCGCAGCATCATGATGGCGTAGCGCGTCGCCGACATCAGGTCGTCGTGCTCTTTGACCACCTTGCCGTCCCGGCGGTGATACAGGCGAAATTCTTCGAACCAATCGTTGAGATGGCCGAAGACTTTCAGCCGTCCGGTCTGCATGCGATCGAGCATGGCCATCAATCCGGCCTCGACGCCGGAGCCGCCGTCGGGAAACGTGGCGCGGTCGTGCAGCATGGTCAGGTGTTGCTGACGATATTGCGTGGCGAGCTGGTCGCCACTGCCCTTGTCGTGCGCCAGGCCATCATGCGGCCACGCGCACGGCACCCATTCGTTGCCCCAGGCGCGGATGGCGGCGGCGTGAATGATTGGCGTCTGCTCGCGCTGGCGAAAGGCGCGCGTGACATACACCACATCGGCGTCGCGATCGTGCACCAGCTCCACCGCCGCGAACGGATGATCGAAGCCGAAGTCGATGCCGCGGATGCGGGAGAACTCCTTGGGGAAAATGCGCGCGGCAACGCTGATCTCTTCCTCGGCGATGGGAAAGATGCGGCCCGATCCGAGCTGTGGTGTGCCTCGAGCTCGTGCCTCGCGCTCGTGGGCGGGATAGCCGGCGACGATGCGCGCGCGCTGCTCGGGCGTGTAGTGCAGCGCGTCGTCGATCGTCATGTTGATCAGCGTGCGGTCGGGACTGCGCTCGAGCAGAAAGCGGCGACAGACTTCACTCATCCCAATCAGCGGCGTGAACGTCGAGTACACCATGCCGTCGGTCGATGAGACGCGCGTCAATGCCTCGGAGTAAATTTGCATCGGCGCTTCTTCATCGAGCCACACCAGGTCCAATGTGTCGGCCTGCCATTTGCCACGGCCCTGGTCGTAGCTTTTGAAGTTGAGCACGCTGTGACCCTGCTGCACGTCGCCGCCGCCGCCCCAGATGACGACCACGCCATCGAGCGCGTCGGGAATGCCCGATCGCTTGGTGCTGCTGGCGATGGCGTCCTTGGGCAACAGCCCAGTGCCGAGCGCGCCCGGATCACGCGGGTTGCCGCAGATCAGCCGCTGCACGCCGTCGCGGGTGAGCTCGGCGCTTTCCGAGCCGGCGGCGGCGCGGATCGGCTTGTCATATGTCCTGCCGCGCCACCATTGCGGATAGCGGCCGGTCATGTGCATGGCCATCTCGGCGGCGCCGGCCATGGTTTTGCCGAGCTGGTTGCCGGCCATGAAGCCGCGCTCTCTATACTGTCGGCCGGCGGCGTGAAACTCGGCCTGTTTCGGATACGGCACATAGTGCTTGAGCCGATCGATGCTGACGCGGCGTTCCTTTTCCGCCAGGAACCGCTGCATCATGGTTTCCTGCTTGGCGAGCTTGGCCTGCAGTTCGTCCCATTCGGCGGCGGTGCGCGCCGGCTGCGGCACGCGCGGTGTCAATTTCACCTTCTGCACGCGCGGCGCCGGGGCCGCATTCTGGCTTGGGGGTTTCCTGATGCGCGGCATAGGTTCCTGTGCGATCCGGCATTATTTGTGGGGATAGCGGGTTTACGGCGTGGCCGCCGCGGCCTACACTCGTAACACCCAATAGGTGTTAGGTAGCCGACAGATGACCCATGACGAAGCTGCTGCGCAATGTCGGGCGCTCATGCAGGAAGCGGCCGAGCAGGGCGCATTCATTGCCGCCTGCTGGGAGCTGTTCCGGGCGATGGTACCGAGCCTGCCGCAGGCGCAGCTCGGCGAGCTGCGCTATGCGTTCCTGGCCGGTGCCGACACCATGTTTACGTTCATCACCGAGCTGTACGACGAGGCCGATGACGATCGTGCCGTCGATTGTCTCAACAACATCGCCGCCGAGTGTCAGCGCATCCGCGCCGAGCTGTCGCTGCGCTATTCGAGCCAGGGCGGCCACGCATGAGAGCGCAGCGGCGATGAGCCCGCCCTATTCCGCCGCCGAGAAGCAGCGCGAGGCCGAGCGCGAGGTGGCCTCGCGCAAGCGCATCTACGGCAAGATGAACCGGCTGCGCGGCGGTGCGCTCGATCCGGCCGACGCCAAGCGCATCGCCATCATGCAGGAGATCGCCGACGACTACCGCGCATTGGCCAACAAGGAGCGCCTCGCATGACTGTGACGACCGGATCGGCAAAGGAGATAGCAATCAACGAGCTCAGCCGCCGCGTTGCCGAACTCGAAGCCGAACACAAGGAGCTGCTGCGCCAGCTGCTGCAGGCGCGGCAGCACAACGAGTACATGCTTGCCGTGCTGGCCTCGACCTACAACAAGGTGCGCAACGAGCAGACCAAGGATCTCAAGGAAGCGGCCAAGAACGGTCTGCCCGACCACATCGTGCGCGGCAAATTTCCCGGCGCGTAGCGCATCAGTCGGGAGGGGCGTGATGGCTCACGGGAAGCCCCCCTAAAGCTGTCACGCCCCACAAGTTTCACAACGACAGGAGCAAACCATGGCACTCCACCCGCGCCCATGATCATCCGCAAGGCTGAATACGACAAGCTCAAGAGCGACATTAAGCGGCTGACTGCCGAGCGGCGGAAGTTACGGCAGCAGCTGCGCGTGTTCGCGGAGCAGAACGAGCACATGTTCCTGGCGCTGGCCGAGGCAGCCAAAAAGAAGCAATCCACATGACCGTCCTCGCCACCATGCAGGTCGTGCTCGCCGTCACCGCGCTGACCATCATCGGCATCGCCGTGGTGGTCGCGCTCATCCGCGCCTGACGCCGTTGCGTTCCCACATCACGCCGCCCAGCCGCACCACCGTATACCGCTCGCCGTCCGTCACCTCGCGCCAGGGTGTCCATGCATAGAGCGCAGGCCGGCGCACCTCGCCCTGATAATCAGCAACCTTGTGCGCCAGCCACTCGCGCTGCCGCTGCTTGCTGATGCGCGGCGCGCGATGCTCGTCGCTCTGCTCGGCCACATGCGCCGCCCAATCCCGCTCATGCCGCGCTGTCGCCCGCACCAGATCAGCCTTGCGCCGACCCTCCCAATTGCGTCGCGCCATTAGTTACCAACTGCAACTGGGCGGCCCTCCTGACCTATTTTTGTCAACCCCAAAAATGGGTGTTTTCCCCAAGCATCTTGACGAAACGCAAAGCTTGATGTGTATAATCGCCCCAGCCCCCCTCGCGTGCGGGCGCAACCCCCTCCCAACTCACTGCACGGCCTTGGTGCTGGATGCGCCAGATAAACCCAAGGCTATCTAAATACCGTCGCTGCCAACACCCGCCGCCTGCAGAAAACACCCGCAGATCGGGTCCCTCCAAGCTGCAGCCTTACGGCACACGGGGTGTGATGTTACAGCCAGTGAATACGGGCCAAAATAGGGGATGGACACTGCCCATGCCCATGCTGGCTCCTCCGACTGAGGTTCGACCCCTTCAGGGAGGGGGGGGGATGAGGGAGGGAGCAAACCTCAATGATATCAATGACTTAGCGAGCTGCTGGTCTGAGGATGTAACACACCTACGAACGTTGGTCTGTTACGGATGTGCAGTGTTACAGCACTAAGTCCTTGATATCACTCAGCTTTCTCGGTTGGCAGCTCGAGCTGTTGCTCGGCAGCTGACACCTCGCAGATTTCCTCCTCTGCTGCTGAGTTTTTGGCCGTGTCCTTCAGCGCGTCGCTGGCCCTGTCCTTCAGCAGTTCTGGCGCCCGCTCCTCGACGCTGACGCCGGGGCTGTCGAGGCCTGCGCTGTTCGCCTCTGCCTGTGCCTGCTGTCGTTGCTGTTCGCGTTCCACGGCGCTGCCACCGAACCAGTGGCGCTGACGTGGCGGTGTGCTCTGCTCGATCTGGGTGATGGTCTTGGCTCTGATGGCGGCGAGCAGTTCGGTGACTTGTGCGAGCTCGTCGTCAGTCAGATCGACCAGTGGGCTCTCGATCTTCTGCGCCTGTTTCGGCAACAGCGCGACCACTGAGGCGAGATAGACGGCTGGTTGTTTCTCTCGCACGCGTGCGATCGTTTCGGCGCCATGCTCAACGAAATCGTCATGCAGCAGCTGCACCGCCAGCTCGGCGAGCTTGGCGCGGCTGCCCTTCTGTCGGCCGGCTGGATTTCCGCTGACGCCCTTCGTCCACTGATGCGGCGCCAGGTGCGCAGTCTTCGGCATGCGTCCTCGTGGCTGTTGGTGCAGTCATCGCCG